CATCCTTCAACTCAAAAGAGATAAGCCGGATAACATTCGCAACAATCGGCAGCGTGAAGAATCATCCCGAACTATTTACCCATTTCAAGAACATCATCGTGGACGAATGCCACCTTGTAAACCCAAAAGAGGGTATGTATAAGGATTTTTTTGATGCAGTGAAGTGCAAGGTTCTTGGCTTGACGGCAACTCCTTATAGATTGTCTTCCTCACGTGACTTCGGCTCCATGCTGAAATTCATCACCCGGACAAAGCCTCATGTCTTTTCAGAGGTCATTTACCATGTACAGGTATCAACTCTCTTAGATATGGGATATTTGGCAAAGTTGAATTACTATCCGATGAATCCTTCGGGATGGAATGAACTCAACTTACGGGTGAACACTACTGGTGCCGACTATACGGATAAATCAATCCAAAAGGAATATGAACGAATCGACTTTTACAGTTATCTCGTCCATATCGTCCAAAGGCTGATGAATCCAAAAGCTGGAGGTAAACGAAGAGGTTGGATGGATTGTAGATTTATGTGGAAACATCAAACGCTTCGGTGAAGTATCTGATTTAAGGCTTGTTGATGGAAGCAATGGCAAATGGGCCGTTTACTCCAAAGGTAGACAACTAACTAATGTGAGATTCTAATATGAAAAGTATAAAAGAAGTAATTAAGGACATTGAGCATATTCCAAAGTGTCCCCAAAGTGGAGAATATAATCTGTATTACCTAATAAAATGTTTGTATGGCACGAATAAGAACAATCAAACCTGAATTTTGGGAAGATGAAAAGATAGGTAAACTACCAATTCCATGCCGTCTTTTCTTTATTGGTTGTTGGAATTTTGCTGATGATTTCGGAGTTATCAAAGGTAATGCTGCATTACTCAAGTCTCAAATATTCCCTTACGATGAAAATTTACGAGTATCTGAAATAAAAAAGTGGATAGATGCCTTAGTGGATGCCCGGATGTTAGTACCTATTATTCACGCAGAAGAAAGCTACTACTTTATCCGCACATTCCGTAGTCATCAAGTCCTTGATAAGAGATACGATAAGTCTTATATCGGTAAGGGTATAGTAAAAGAATTGATTAGTAAGGCTTTAAATGATAACGATGTGAACACTACGTCAACACTACGTGATAACGACGTGAACACTACGGAGGAAAAGGAAGAGGAAAAGGAAGATAAGAAAGAATCTCCTAACGGAGATAAGAAAGAAGCCAAAGCTTCTTCATCCGCTTCTTCAAATCCTGATTTTCTAAAATTCAATGACTGGCTAAAACGGAACGCTCCTTATTGCAGCAATGCTAAAAACTTCTCTTCCCAAATCACGGAAGCGGAGTTTCTAAAACTCAAAGAGAAATATACGGGTAAACAGATTGCTGACATCATCGAGCAGATAGAGAATCGAAAGGATCTACGTAAACGATATACTAACCTTTACAGGACTGTATTAAACTGGGCAAAAAAAGAATATGGAAATTAATGTGCAACTACGAGATGAAGATTCTGAGAAGATTGTCTTAGGTACTATTATCACTGAACGCAATGCGCTTGAAGAAGTGAGGGAGTTATTATCCAAGGATTCTTTCTATAATCCATTCCATCTTCAGATATACGAAGCTATCCTTCAAGTGGCATCGTCTGGCAGTCGGCCTGATGTGGTAGCGGTCAAGAATAAACTTATTGCTAATGGGGTGAAGTTTGACCTTATGGAGTATATGCGAATTGCTTCTAACTGTACTTTTGATTTATACCAGTATGCAGCACGGCTGCACGATCTGGCGATAAGACGTAAATTTTGGGATATAGGACAGTATCTTGTATCAAACTCTTATTCAGAAGCAGAGGATATTCTCGATGTCTCTAATTCGGTGAGTAATGAACTTGCATCGCTTTTCAAATCAAGTAGCACTACTATTTCAACCATTAACGATGGACTTGAAAGTGTATATGGCATGATAAATGATAATCTTTTAGGGAATAGACAATTAACGGGTACTCCTACTGGATTTGAAAAAATTGATTCAAAGTCAGGCGGATTGCAAAAATCAGACTTGATAATTATTGCAGGGGAGACAAGCCAAGGTAAGGCACTTCGTATGGATGAAAAGATACTTACTCCTAATGGCTGGGTCTTAAACAAAGATATAAAAGTAGGAGACAAAGTAGCTTCGATTGATGGAGAGAAATCAATTGTCCTTGGCGTTTATCCGCAAGGAATGAAGGATATTTATAAAATGACTTTTACTGATGGCCGTGTAGCTTTTTCAAGCGGAGATCATTTGTGGGAAGTTGGTGCATCTACTTTCAAGAGTGGAAACCGTATTTTGACTACTCTTCAAATTAAAGAAATGCAAGAGAATACAAGTGCATTTCACAATAGGATGTACGTCCCTATGTTTTGTGGTAAATTTGGAGAGAAGAAGAATTTTATAATTCATCCATATATTTTAGGCGTATTGATTGGTGATGGGTGTCTTTCAAGAGGGGCTACTTTTTGTAATGACGATAAGTTCGTTTTGGGGAAAATGCGTAGTCTATGCAAAATGCCGATAGTCAAGCAAAGTTCAGATGAAAGTGACAAATGCCCTACTTATCGAATATCTTACGGGCATAATCAAAAGATGACTAACATCTACTACGAGGAGTTAAGGCGGCTAGGACTATTGAATCATTTGGCAAAAGATAAATTTATACCTGAATGCTACTTAAATTGTTGCTATGAACAACGATTGGAACTATTGAACGGATTAATGGATACCGATGGCGAAGTTGATAAGTATGGAGGTATTCACTATTCTACCGTTTCGGAAAGATTAGCAAATGATGTAGTTTATTTATGCCGTTCTTTGGGTTATAGGTGTTCTATGTTCTCTCATAAAAGTGCAATCGGTGAAAAGATATATGAAAGTCATTATAGAATAACTATTGCAGGAGAAAATGAAAAAAATATCTGTACACTTCCTCGACGCAAGGAAAGAATAAAAGAGCGTAAAAGAATAAATAATGTTATCCGCTCAATAGAGTATATTGGCAAAGAAGAATGTCAATGTATAAAAGTTTCACATCCTCGTGAATTATTTGTGATTAGCGATTTTGTCGTTACACACAACACCTCTTTTGCGGTGTCTATTATGCGAAATGCAGCGTCTTTGGGCGCTAAGATAGCTATGTATTCAATGGAGATGAAAAAGGAGCAAATAACGGCTCGTATTCTCTCTATGGAAAGTGGGGTTCCGGCTAATCAAATCATGTATTCACGTTTGACTGATTCACAGATACAAGCGATAGATGTTGGAGTAGGTAAAATGTCGGGAAAGGGAATATACTTTGATGATAGAAGCACTTCTAATATTGATACTATCATTTCATCTATCCGATATATGAAATTGAAGTTTGGAATAGACGGTGCTATTATCGATTATCTTCAGATCTTGAATGTGAATATGAAGGGAGCTAATAAAGAACAACAGATGGGGGATGTGGCTAGGCGATTAAAGAACTTAGCTAAAGAACTTGACATTTGGATTATAGCCCTTTCTCAGTTGAATAGGGATACAATGAATCCGGTTCCTACATTGGGGCGACTTCGTGACAGCGGACAAATAGCGGAAGCTGCCGATGTTGTCATTTTGATCTATCGGCCTGAGGTTAACAATAAATCCTATCCGAACGATTTTTCTAATGTAGATACCAAGGGGACGGCTATGATAGATATTGCTAAAGGACGAAATATTGGACTTCTACGGTTCATATGTGGGTTCAATGCCGCTACGACTTGCTTTTATAATCGTGATTATGTCCCATTATTAGGAGGCAAACAATCTGGTGCAGAGGATGATAATCCATTTTAGATATGGTAGTTACAATTTACTGGGAGAACAAGTCTACTCCTGTTATCCGTAAGAGAATCCGTGATCGATTTGGCATTCCTCATTATATGTCTGTAAATGGTGAGACTCAGGCAGAAATAAGTGAAGAAAATATGTCGGATCTGATGGAGTTGGTTAAACGAGGCTTTATAAGCTTAAGAAATAAATAAAATCTATAAAAGATATGAGCGAACTTTATATACCCGTTGAACGCCCTACGAGGAATCCTATAAACGGCAGATTCTTGAAAGGTATTGCTCCTCACAATAAAGGGAAAACAATGAAGTATCATTCCCCAAAGACCAAACGTAGAAGTCTGAAAAATTTAGCGAAAGGACGTGGTTCCTGGCATAAAACAGGTGCAGGTCTAAATCGTAAAAGTGTAGTTGCGATTAAAGACGGAAAGTTATGCGGTGTATTCCCTTCCATTCAGGATGCAGGGAAAGCGACAGGTGTTAATCCGGCTCTGATCAGCTGTATCTGCAATAAAAAGCCGGGCAAGCATAAAGCGGGCGGTTTTGAGTGGTTCTTTGAAAATGATACTACCTGGTGTGATTTAATACTTAAAAACGATGGATAATAACAGACAGCATATACTGACTAATTATATTTCTTACCTGTATACCACAGGTCGAAATTATGCCACAATTGGCAAGCATATCAAGTATGTAGCGGATTTCCTTGATAGTACAGAAGAGGTCAACCGCCGTGGATATTTGAGTTATAAGCGTAAAAACGCTGATGTCATGGCTCGTTATCCATTAATGTGTTCGGCCATTTGCGATTTGTTGTCTTATCTTAAAATCGGATATGACCGCAGGGAAAAGACGGTAAAGCCATTGGAGAAACTTGACGCCATTTCAGAGAAGAATAAGAAGATGTTGAATGATTTTATAGTATGGCTGACTGATAATTAATGATTATTCCCCGCATACGGTTGATTTATACCATACCTCTATGAAGAAATACTTCGAATATGCGAATGAGGTCAATATGGATAATTGCAGGAGATTCATAAAGATGCTTGAGGAGGAAAAATTCGCTCCCGCTACTATCCGGTTGCGGATTACGGCCATTGAAAAATTTTCCAAGTGGATGAAGAAACCTCTCGAGCTCAAGCGTCCCAAGATGAAGCGTAAGCTGGACACAAATAATGTTCCTACAGAGGACGAATATAACCGTTTACTGGAATACTTGAAGACTAAATCCAACAAAGACTATTATTTTTTTATCAGGGTTTTAGGTACAACCGGTGCCCGTCTGTCGGAGTTTCTGCAATTCACGTGGGAAGACATCATATCCGGGGAAGTGACATTAAAAGGAAAGGGTAACAAGTACCGTCGCTTTTTCTTTCAAAAACAGCTACAGCAAGAAGTGAAGGTTTATGCGAAAGAATGCGGTAAGACCGGGCTTTTTGCGGTTGGCAGATTTGGCCCCATGACACAACGTGGACTGTCTCAGGGTATGAAGACTTGGGGCAATTGCTGCGGCATTGACAAGAAGAAGATGCACCCTCACGCTTTCCGTCACTTCTTCGCGAAGATGTTTCTTAAGAAAAACAAGGATGTGATTCAGCTGGCTGATCTTTTAGGGCATGGCAGCGTAGACACAACAAGAATTTATTTACAGAAAAGTTATGACGAACAAAAAAGAGACTTTAATAAAAATGTTACGTGGTAGTGTTGAACAGTTGAACAGACTGGAGGACATGATGGACGGATTAACCGTTATGGACGAAACGGACCACGTAGATAACGATTTCCTGATGGAAATGCTTACCTGCGTTAACGCATTTATGGACGCGAGTAATAAGGTCATATCAAAGGTATCATCATTGCTCGCCCCTGATGCTCCCATGGACAAAAAAAGGGAACAATCTGATGAAGGTAAGAAATGGAGTGTGGAAGAGATATTGAAGCATTGCACGCTTGAGAATAATATCCTCAAACTTCCACAAGTGCAATTCAATAAAAAATCTTATGCCGAAGCCAAAAAGTGGATAGAAGAGGCGGGCGGTTCCTGGCAAGGTGGGAAAGTACAGGGCTTTACATTCCCGTTCAATGCAGAGCGCGTCTTCTCTATTCTCAAAGATGGGAAGCGCTGTAATCTTCAACAGGAATATCAGTTCTTTGAAACTCCGGATAGTGTTGCAGACTGGCTGATAATGCTTGCCGGAGGGATACATGAAGATGACACGGTGTTAGAGCCGAGCGCCGGACGTGGTGCGCTTATCAAAGCTGTTCATCGGGCATGTCCTTCCGTTATGGTTGAATGTTATGAACTGATGCCTGAAAACAGGGAGTTTCTGCATTCGCTGGGCAATGTAATACTACTTGGAGAAGATTTTGCGAAAGATAGCGTGGGCAGCTATAGCAAGATAATCGCCAATCCTCCATTCGCAAACAATCAGGACATAGATCATGTAAGGCTTATGTATGAACGGCTCGAAGAAGGTGGCACGCTTGCGGCCATTACCAGTCCACATTGGAAATTTGCTTCTGAAAAGAAGTGTGCTGCCTTCCGCCAATGGATTGATGAAGTACACGGGCAAGTATTTGAAATTGGTGCAGGTGAGTTTAAAGAGAGCGGAACAGGTATAAGTACAATGGCCGTGGTTATAAAGAAATAAAATCATGTTAGTAGGAACAACAAATCTTAATACGACGCTCAACCTAACCTATGTGTTGACCGATGTCGTAGAAACGCTTCTCTACGATTTGAGAAGTGAAATGGGAAAACAAGGCTATGAATTGCGTCATGATGCAAAACGCAACTTCAACACTGCGATAGCAGCAATTCGTAAATTGAAACTTGATGTTGACAAAACGCAATTATCCACACAGGAAAACTTCGGAAATGACTCCGATTGTCTTCTTGCCTTCATTAAGCTGTTAATAGATCGCTGCGGTGATGATGACAAGAAGATGTTTGAGTTTTATAATTATATCAAGCGGTATCCGTCGCAACTCGGCTTACAGCTGTCGGATGAAAAGTGTGTATTTGCGCATATTTTTGAAAATAAATAACCATCATAATAATAAAGTAATGAACATAGGACTATTAGCAGTTGATAGTAATTATCCAAATCTCGCACTGATGAAGATAAGCAGCTATTACAAGGAAAGAGGTGACAATGTGGAATGGTATAATCCATTGCTTCATTATGATAAAGTCTATGCCGCAAAGATCTTTTCCTTTACACCAGATTATGGCTACTACATCAATGCCGATCAAGTCGAGAAAGGAGGTACTGGATATGACATAAGTAAGGTTCTTCCGGTAGAAGTTGATAGAATAATTCCGGACTACGATCTATACAATATTGATAAGAATTTGGCTTATGGCTTCCTTACTCGTGGCTGTCCTAATCGTTGTAAATGGTGTGTTGTGCCCCAAAAAGAAGGTAACATTACTCCCTATATGGATATAGAAGAAATTGCCCATGAACGAAAGAATATCATTCTGATGGATAACAATGTGCTTGCTTCCGAATATGGATTACAACAGATAGAAAAGATTATCAGATTAAAACTTCGAGTAGACTTTAACCAAGGTTTAGACGCTCGGCTGGTAACAGATGATATAGCCAGGCTACTTGCAAAAGTAAAGTGGATGAAGAGGATAAGATTCGGGTGTGACACGAAGAAACAAATCGCAGAATGTGAACGTGCTACAGCTTTGATTGATAAGTATGGTTATAAGGGCGAATACTTCTTCTACTGTATACTGATGGACGACTTTAAAGAATCGTTTGAACGTGTCAATCATTGGAGGAACAAAGGAGGGCGATTTTTGCCGCATTGCCAACCTTACAGGGATTTGAATAACCCTAATCAGATCATACCGCAATGGCAAAATGATTTATCCAGATGGGCTGATAAGAAGTGGATTTTCAGAAGTTGTGAGTTTAAAGACTTCGCCCCACGCAAGGGGTTTAGATGTAACGAATATTTTTATAACAATTAGCGTAAAACGATACAGTAATGAAGAAAATACTAATAATTCTCGCAGTCACCTCGCTGATAGGCTGCACTACCCCCAAAGCCTCACATACGACATTTAAGAGAGAATATAAAGAGAACCGCTTTACAAAACAGTTTCAAGAAGCGGATTCAATGTTTAATCAAAAATATTTATTAAAATGAAAACATTAGATGAAAAGGCTGCTGAATATGCAGCGAGTGTAGTATCGTGTAATAAAGAAGCAAAAGAGTGTGAGGGACTTATTCAAACAGCTTACATTCTTGGAGCAACAACGGAAGGAGAATTGTTGAGAGAAGAAACAGGAACCTTCGGGCAAGCACTTGAATCCCTCAAACGGGGGCATCTTGTTACTCGTAAAGGATGGAATGGCAAAGGTATGTTTATATTCATGCGTCCTGCTGATGAACTTCATATTGGCTTTGTAGCCAAAGATATTAAGTCTTTACCTCAAAAAGTGAAAGATTACTATTATCAGGATTGTGTTGACGAAAACGGTAATCCTATCGAACTGGAAAAGGATGACACAGTAAAATTCACAGCATACATTTGCATGAAAGCCGCTGATGGCTCTATCGTAAACGGTTGGCTTGCTTCCCAAACGGATATGCTTGCTAACGACTGGATGATATTTGAGTTTTAACATACTGCCATACGGTGGCTGAACGTCCGCCGTATGGCTCAAAACAATAAAGAAATGAGTAAAATGTAAGGTTATACAGAAATGAAGGAATCACATACAGGCATTGGAATATGTCATTGTTATCAATGCCGAATGGATAAGAAGCATTGCAGTTCTAAAAAAAGAAAATTTGAGAAACGGGCTATAAATAAGTTCCGTCGGAAACAATTGAAATTAGATGAAATAATTAAATGCAATCGTTTCGGAAAATATTGGGCTTGATCCCAATTAATTCCGATTTTAAAAAAGAAAGGATTTGTTTATGAAACAGACAGTAGAAGAAGCCGAGAAAGAATATTATGAAAAGAATTATCCGGGTGTAGATATAAATAGGATGATGGTGGAAAATGCGTTTGAAGCTGGTGCTGAATGGCAATCAAATCAATCACCTTGGATAAGTGTGAAAGAGAAGGCTGGTTGCGATTCATCGAATGATTGTATTGTAATGGATAGTGATGGTGAGGTATTTAGAGCATGTTTCATCAGAAACAAGTGGCTGAAATATAATCGCGGGTATTATGTGATAGACAATGTGACTCACTGGATGCCTATCCCTTCATTCGATAAAATACTCGAAACTAACAAAGATGATTTTTTAAGCCATCATATAGATAAGGTCAAAATGGAAATTATTCGCATTGTAGCTAATGATGCGCAAGCAGTGACTTTTCAAACACTTGGACAGTATCGAAGTTGGCTGATGAAAACTATTAGCGAGTTATGTTACCCAATACCTGAATTATGAGTAGAACACCTAAAATAAATAAAGTTTGGAATAAACAGGAGAAACGGATAGTCCGGCTTCTCTATCGCAAAGGATTTGAGATAGATTTATCAACCTTGTATTGGGCCTCCTATAAAGAGACAGGAAAGAAGTACAGACATAAAGGCTCCCGTTTAACTATTCGGGTTATCGTGATGAAGTCTATTTTTGTACTTGGGACTATTGGGGAGAATGTGATGAACATCCTTTAGTTGACCGTTTTATAGAAAAAACGACATGGGAAAATATTCCTGATGACGTACTAAAGAACTGTGGTGATATGTGTGAAGTATATTCACGATCAAATTTCCAATATAAAGGTAGAAAGTGGCTGATTAAATATTTGTCAGCCCTTCCCACCGTTAGATGCGATTCGAAGATAAATAAAATTCTGAGAATCAAACATTATTAAAAACTAAATAGAAATGAGCAAATATCAAACAGAAGCCGGGATAGAATGTACCCTCGAAGAAGATAAGCTAATTGATTCATTGAAAAGATTAGCTAAAAAATGGGATAAGGACGGCAAACGTCTTTGGCTGTATTCAGCCAGTGGTTCACTTCATGTAATGATGCACGGAGATACAGACTATAATCCTACACCGGAATTTACGCAATATGGAGGTAGCAACATTGAAAATAGCGTAACTACTATTGATGGTATATTAAATGATGGTGGTGATTGGTAATTAACTAATAATTGATAAAAAACGAACTATGGAAGAGATAGATTTGAATGATACTGTTACTGTGGAACTGACAGAATGGGGAGCAGTATATCTTAATGCGCTGAATACGTTTAAGATACTAACCACTCTAAAAAACTGTTCTTATAATCACCATTATAAAACGGACTATAAAGAAGGTGATATTTATAGAAACCAACTTTATCAGTTAATAGCAGAGTTTAAAGACGGGATTAGGTTTGATAAACCGAAACCTTTTAATAAGTTGAAGAAAGCATGTTAAACCAGATAATAAAAAGTTATGGGATTTACAACGCCTTGTTTTATTAGAAAAAATACGGAGGAACTTCGTAAGAGATTAGAAGAATTGGGGTATATCAAAAATTCTCCTGTCTGGACAGATGATTGCCATATAATATGGGCTTATCAATATTCCCATGAAAAGGGTTTTGACATTCCTCATTATGTGATGGCAGATGCTTTTGATATTCCTTTTGATAAACATAGCCTCTTATGCGGGAAATTTATTGATTGTGGAGTCGAAGAGGATTTGTTTCTTGCTATAGCCGCATTGAGGGACGATAGTAACTATATGCAGTGGTTTATTTGTACTGAGGATTACATAGAATCCCCTGATAAAGAATGGAAAGTTGGAGATTGGGATTTAAATACCTGTCCGGATGTTACATATGGACAGCAATTACCACATTGGCGTAAGGCTACGGTAGAAGAACTTATTAATCATTTTAAATAAAAGGAAGAAAAATGAATAGAGATCACAATAAATCCCTTTGCATGAAAAGATTGTTGAATTTACAACAAGACCATTTTAATAAACTCATAATAAGTGAAGTTGCAGACCTGGGTTATTGTAACGGATATAATACTGTTCTTGATGCAG